TTTTTCTTTGCAGAACTGACTTTCTCTTTTGCCTTTCTGCCAAGGAATCTCAGACGACCCTTTGCTTTCTTGACCATCTCTGCTCTCTTGATCTTAGCACCTGCTTTTTTAGATGCCTTCACTGCAGAATCATAATACTTATCAGATGCTTCATTGATGTCTTCGGTCAGTGCAAATTCAATTGCTTCCTCAACATCGTCCTCAGAGTAACCTTCTTCAATCAGTTCCTCATAAACACTTTCAATGAGAACGTCCATCTCATCGACTTCAATCATTTCAATCAGCGTACCACCGATTTCTTCGACTGCTTCACCAAGTTCAGGATTGATTTTAATTTTGTTATTGACCTTTTTTTCCTTGACTTCCTTCTGGTCCTCAACGTCATCCATAACCTCAATGAGGTCTTGTCTCCAGTTGTGATAACCTTCTTTGTGCAGTTTTGCTTTTGCTTTTGGTTTTCCTTCAGCATCATACTGACTCAGAGAACCACCTGGTTTGTGCTCAGGTGAACCTGCAGTCTTTTCTTCAGCACGTAATGCATTCTTCTTGGAGTCTTTCTTCTTCTCTACGTCGGAACACTCGACTCCTTCTTCGTCACAGTGACCTTCCTTGATACCTTTCTTCTTCTTGATTGCCTTACCGATTGCCTTTCTTCTGTTATGAAGATACTTATCAGTCTTATCGGTATCGCCATCGTTATCGATATCAGCATCCTCTTGACCTACTGGGTCAAGTGCTTCACTCATTTTTGCTCTCTTTGCTCTTGCTTTTGCAAGCAGTCTTTCTCTAGCAGCATCTGCATCCTTTTTAGGAATACGATAACCATCACGGTCAGTCTTGAGTTTCTCTTTAGGTGCTTCTACGCCTTTCTTATACTCAGGATGATCGTCTACCTTCATCCCACGCTTTTTCTCAAGACGTGCCTTACGCTCCTTGGTTCCCTTTTCAGGGTCCTCATCACGAATTCCTTCGTTAATTTCAGCAACTTCAGGAGTTTTAGCAACACTCTCAAGATATACCTTTGAAATATCGTTCAAAGGGTTCTTAGAGATACCGAGTCCATTGGTTATCATTGTATTCTACTTAGACTTTTTCTTATATTTATTTATGAAATTATGGATACTAGTTGTATGAGTCAATGCCATTGCATATTTTCTAAGAGAATCTGTTCCAACTTCTCTCTCACTAGCAGGGACACCAGATTGATCGGTATAAGCAGACTCAGTTACATCTTTAATCCAAGACTTGAACATCAAACTCTCTTGAGTCAAACAAATAAGATGATTTGTTCCTCTACGTATAACTTCTCCGATAAGACCAGTGTTGAGATTCTCTACAATATCCCCAATAGAATAAATTCTATCTGCAACATAATTCTCACGAAGATTTCTCATATCAAGTTTAGGAGCAATCTGCCACAACTCCTCCACTTCTTTCTTCTCAGAAGTTCCCATTTGCTTCTTAATAAGAGCAAATAGTGCCTTTGCGTCTTTATCGTCAAGTGCGTTTGGAATTCCAGAACGGAAAGTTTGGAAGTCATCTTCAGTTGCTGCCTTTCTCATTTTAGATGCAGACATTCCTTCTACACCTTCTGCATCTGCATCTCTTTCACCAGCAGATACTACATTGATATTTTCAAAGTCGTACAATTCACCATTATACTTATTAGCAAGGTTCTTAAATTCGCCAAGTCTATCCGAACCAACAACAATAGTGACTTCAGTATATCCATCGTCATATGCTCCCTGAAGAACATTGAAGATTGTTTTCATATTATCATCATTAACAATGTTATCCTCATACTTGGGGAACATCTTCTTCATATATTGAACCTTAGAATCAGGATTCAAAGGATTCTTTTTAGCGTCTTGAGACCTTGAAGGATATACTTTAAAGTCAGACCCAGAGGATATTCCGTATGCAGTGTCAAGTAATTTCTTATGACCTGTTGTTGGTGGATTGAAACGACCAAATACAACAGTCAATGCATCACCCTGACTCTTCTCATCTTCACCCGCTTCAGGTGCTTTTGGTGCTGCCGTTTTCTGTGGAGTTGTTGCTGCTTGTGCTTTCTTTTCAGCGTCTTCTGGTTGGTCTTTACCAGGTTTCTGTCCTTTATTATAAAACTTTAATTCACCACCCTCGGTCTTAGCAACAAACTCTCCTGCAGCATTATACCATCCACCGTGCCCATCACCCTTAAGACCCATTTTCTTGGCTCTTTCAGATGCGACGGATGCTTTTGCTTCAGTAAAGAATTTTAGAAAGTTCTTCATTTATATTGTAAGTCCTTATACTATATTTAGATTAGAAACATTCCAGGTTGTGCTTCAAGGTAGTTTCTTGGATAAAATCTATAAACTTTTTGTCCTCCAGAATTACTACTAGCAACTTCCAACTTATATCTTATCTGCATGATAAAGAAGTCTTTACCATTTTTCTTCACACCATTTTCATCAGCAAGATAGATTTCTATCTTTGGATCACCAGTTGATTTCAATTCTGCAACAAATCTATTTTGCAATAACAATTGCTTGAACTGACCATCAGCAACTCGCGTCTTTACTCTTCCATCACCAACAAATTTAACTAATTCGGTTCTTATATTTCTTGAAAGTCCAAAAATAACATAATCAGCAAACTTTGATTTGACACTTGTCACATCAGGAGAATTCAACCCCTTTTGCAATACTTTAGCAGCCTCATCATAAACAATACGAGCACTTTTTTTAAGATTCTCTCCACCGCCAGATGATTGTGCTTCTTGTCTACTTGAATATTTTTTTGTATAAACTTCTTGATCAAAAAATTCGGTTAAACTTTTTTCATATTTTTGAGCAACTGAAGAGACATCCAATCCCATCTCCCCAAAAATATTTAAAAATTTATCAAAACCCAAACCAGACACTTGATGAAACTGTTCGCCACCAGAAACTTTCAGAGAATAATCAATGTTTCTAAATCTTTTATTTGGATTTGTAGGAGAATCAACCTCAACTTTTACGTCTGCTTTTGTCCCCTTCTGATCTTCTGTGCCAGCAGCAGTTACTCTTATCGTGTCCTGCCTTTCATTAATAGATAACCCTCTTGCCTGTGCATTAAGACGAGAATGATTATTAGCAAAATTAACTGCACCAGTTCTTAAATCTGATACCTTATTCCAATTTGATTTTGTTTGCAGAAATGCACTTGCTTTCTTTGGAATAGAAAGATTTACTGTTACGGTGTCTATAACAGCACTACCTACATCATTTACATTTTTTTGATATCCACCTTTCATCATTTCAGTGAGAACCTTATCAACATCGTTTGAAGTGACAAGTGGAAGTTTTTTTTGAGATCTTGTTTTAGCTCTTTTAACAAATCTTGCCGCTACTGCAGCAGCAAAAAATGCTTCAAATAGATCTCCCCTATTAGCACTTATTTTTTCTGCTGCCATTGCTTTTTAATTTTATTTATGGAGATAAGGAGACTCGAACTCCTAACTTCCACCGTGCAAAGGTGGCACTCTACCAATTGAGTTATATCCCCCTAAACCCCGAAGGGTCATTCAGATTCTGTTTCCAGATTCTCTTTTTCAGATTCTAACACAGATTCAATACCATCATCAATATTTTGAATTACATCACGAACAGAAGTAATCCGTGGCGGAGTACACTTGGGATCGTGTGTATAAATCTTTTGTTCCTCAAAAAGGATTTGACGCACTGACGCAGCAGTAAAAACGTCCATCTCAATGTTCACGGTGCTCATAGTTTTCCTCCAACAAATCCATCATTTACGACTCTAGTATACTCTCCCATCGTACCTTCTTGAAGAGTCATAAGATGCCATCGAGTCATTTTAATAACATCTTCCCTATGTAGTCCAGTAAGAAAGTGTGCTCCATAGGGTTCTTTCAAAATACTGACGTGAAGACCAAAGCGAGTTTTCTTAACGTAAAAAGCATCATCAATCCACTCTACATCTTCAGGGATATTCTTCTCAATAGTGCCACCAAGAGAAGTTTGAAGTGTTATTTTTTTAGTATCAGTCTGAATCATCTACTTTCTTGTTAAATCCGAATGGTCCTTCCTTTTCTTTCTTTTCTAATGCAAGTTTCAGTGCAACACCACCTACTGCTTCCATCACTTTTAAAACTTGCTCAGGTTTTACATCCTCACCAAGTTCTTTGGCAACATACCAATACTTTGGCCAAAACGTTTCTCCTGCGTTTTGGTAATCTTCAAGTGTTAATAGTTTCATCTTTCACCTCCAGTTTGTAACGAATCTACTGTATACAAATTACCTTCTGCAATTACCTTATCATGAAGATTGGCAACATCTTGCAATCCTTCCACACTATACCATGGAGCAGTTTCCCAGTCAAATCCTTCACCAAATGTATTATCTGCATTTGCAATATACCAATGACAAGAACTATCAGGAACATCAACAGCACAATGAGACCAATCATCAGACCATTGAGGAACTTGCACCCATAACAGTGCAGCAAAAAAGAAATTAAGAACTGGAAGCATTTTTAAGTGTGGTGAGAAGATGCATGTTGCCGTGAAAATATCCTGCAACAATAATAGTTATACCAAACAGGATACATGCTACAAGTGACAACACTAAAGGTACTGTTGGATTACTTTCCGACGCCATAATCGCCACCATTTTCTCCATGCTTCCTTTCGGTCTCACGAATAGTTTGGTGCAACCGTTCTACTGCCTTACGAACTTCGTCGGTCTCTTCCCATTCAAAGGTGTCGCCTTTTGAGTTTTTCTTTGATTTTTTAGTCATCCTTCATCACCACCTTCATTGTCATCACCAGTATATGGTTGAAAACCTACGTCTGGTGGAGGATTATTTTCAAAGGTATCCAGGACTGCCTCTGCTTCACTTTCAAACAGTTTGCCAAACCAATCTTTGATGCTATACCAAACAGTCCATTGTTTTTCGTTAGTGTTAGTCATTTCCAACCTCCTTTCAGAACCCACTCATCGTGGTATTGATTTTTCCAAGCAGAACTAATACCGTAAGATGGTTGAATTACTTGTTCAATATACCTACGATTTTCTTTAGCGATATTTAGACTCTGCTCCTCTAGAGTTTTGACTCGTCCATCTATTTGTGAGGACCACCAGACAGCACCCGCACCCTGAACCAACAGGAAAGATACGATA